AGAAGATGCGCGAGCGCAACGAGGCGCTGGACTTCTACGTCTACGCCCGCGCGGCCGCATCCAGCGCGGGACTGGATCGCTTCGAGGAACGCCACTGGCGCGAACTGGAGCGGCAACTGGGGGTAGCGCCCCCACCGGATGCGCCACCGCCCATCCACGACATCGAATTGAACGAGGCCACCCCCAGCGGTGGCCTCGCTGTTTCTGGCAACCGCAATTCCGGCAGGCGGGTCATCAAGAGCCGCTGGCTCGGCTGATTGATAAGCCGATGAGGACACCGTGACTTACACCACTACCCAACTCGAAGCGCTCAAACGGGCTCTTGCCACTTGCGAGCGGCGCGTGAGCTTCGGCGACAAGACGGTTGAGTACCGCAGCGTCGAAGAGCTCCAGGCCGCAATCCGCACGGTCGAGGCAGAAATCGCGCGCAACGCCGGTGCCAGCCCGAAGCGCCAGATCCGCGTCACGACTGCGAAGGGGTTCTAATGGCTTGGTACTCGAAAATTCGCAGCCTATTTGGTCAGCCGCCCGTTCACGAGGCGGCCGGTCGCGGCCGTCGTTCACTGGCGTGGATGCCCGGCAACCCGGGTGCGGTCGCCGCGATGCTGGCGACCAACGCCGAACTGCGCGGTAAGAGCCGGGACCTCGTTCGGCGCAATGCCTGGGCGCAGGCCGGTATCGAAGCCTTCGTAGCCAATGCGGTCGGCACCGGCATCAAGCCGCAAAGCCTGTCTGGCGACGAACGGTTCAAGGCCGAGGTGCAGGCACTGTGGCGCGATTGGGTCGAGGAAGCCGACGCGGCCGGACAGACCGACTTCTATGGCCTGCAGGCCCTGGCGTGTCGTGCGATGCTCGAAGGTGGCGAATGCCTGATCCGACTGCGGCCACGCCGTCCGGAGGATGGCCTGTCGGTGCCCCTGCAACTCCAGTTGCTGGAGCCCGAGCACCTGCCCATCAACCTGAACACCGATCTGCCATCCGGCAACGTCGTGCGCTCCGGCATCGAGTTCGACAACCTTGGACGGCGCGTGGCCTACCACCTGTACCGCTCGCACCCGGAGGACGGGCGTTTAGCCCCGATGTCGGGCCAGGGCGGGATGGACACGGTGCGCATCGAGGCCAAAGAGATCATTCACCTGTTCCGCGTGCTGCGCCCAGGCCAGATCCGGGGCGAGCCGTGGCTGTCGCGGGCGCTGGTCAAGCTCAACGAGCTCGACCAGTACGACGACGCGGAGCTGGTACGCAAGAAGACCGCAGCGATGTTCGCGGGCTTCGTCACGCGCGCCAACCCGGAAGACAACCTGATGGGCGAAGGTGCAGCGGACGCCGACGGGATTGCGCTTGCCGGACTGGAGCCGGGCACGCTGCAGATCCTGGAGCCGGGCGAAGACATCAAGTTCTCCGATCCGGCTGACGTTGGCGGTTCGTACTCCGAATTCCTGCGCACCCAGTTCCGCGCGGTTGCCGCCGCCATTGGTATCACCTACGAGCAGTTGACCGGCGATCTGACCGGCGTGAACTACTCGTCCATCCGCGCCGGGATGCTGGAGTTCCGGCGTCGCTGCGAGATGGTGCAGCACGGGGTGCTGGTGCATCAGATGTGCCGTCCGGTGTGGGCAGCCTGGATGAAGCAGGCGGTGCTTGCCGGTGCAATCGACGCCCCCGGGTTCGCGCGTGGCGGGTCAGCCCGTCGTCGTCAGTACCTCGCGGTGAAGTGGATTCCCCAGGGCTGGCAGTGGGTCGATCCCGAGAAGGAATTCAAGGCGATGTTGCTGGCGATCCGCGCAGGCTTGATGTCTCGCTCGGAAGCCATCTCAGCCAACGGCTACGACGCTGAAGACGTCGACCGGGAGATCGCTGCCGACAACCAGCGCGCCGACGACCTCGGACTGATCTTCGACTCCGACCCTCGCTACACGTCGAAGGACGGCGGCAGTGCGGAACCCAACCGCAATACCGCCGACGCCGACGCATCCGGCACCAATTCGACTGCCTGAAGGACTTCCCATGACCTTGCTGCCGCATCTGGCGGCGCGCCTCTTTGGCGTGCCGCTGGCCATCCATCGCCCAAAACTTGACGTGATCCTGTCCGTGCTTGGCCCCCGGGTCGGCATTGCCGATCTGGCCGCAGCCCCTGGCTATACGCAGCCCCAACGTGACAACAGCGCCGCATCCGGATCGCCGCACGGCGTGGCCGTCATCCCGATCCACGGCACGCTGGTGCGCCGCACCGTGGGGCTGGAGGCCGAGTCGGGGCTGTCCAGTTACGCGGGGCTCGCCGCGCAACTGGACGCCGCTATCGGCAATCCGGAGGTGTCGGCCATCCTGCTCGACATCGATTCGCCGGGTGGCGAGTCGGGTGGCGTTTTCGATCTGGCCGACCGCATCCGCGCGGCGAGCCAGATCAAGCCAGTCTGGGCCGTGGCCAATGACATGGCCTTCTCGGCTGCCTACGCGCTGGCGTCCGCCGCCAGTCGGGTATTCGTATCCCGCACCGGCGGTGTCGGCTCGATTGGCGTCATTGCGATGCACGTCGATCAGTCTGAGAAGGACGCGCAGGACGGCGTTCACTACACCGCCGTGTTCGCTGGCGACCGCAAAAACGATCTCAACCCACACGCGCCGATCTCTAGCGAAGCCCACGCATTCCTGAAAGCCGAGGTCAATCGCATCTACGGCCTGTTCGTCGAGACCGTGGCCCGTCACCGGAGCATCGAGGCGTCTGCCGTGCGGGACACCGAAGCCGGACTGTTCTTTGGGCAGGCCGCCGTCGCCATGGGCCTGGCCGATGCCGTCGGCACCTTCGACGACGCGCTGGCGCAACTGCTCGCATCGCTTTCCCCCAACCCGACTCCGGTGGCCGTGGCCGCGCGGGCGGGCTTTCTCAGCAACCACCTCAAGGAGTCATTGATGAATGATCGAACCGACCCCGCTGCTCTTGATCGGCCTCTTGCTGATCCTGCTGGCAGCCCTGCTCAACCGCCCGCCGCCACGCTGAGCGTGGCCGACGCCGTCGAAATCGCCCAGACCTGCACGCTGGCCGGGCGCACTGACCTGATCGCGGGCTTTCTCGAAGCCCAGTCCTCGCCCGCCCAGGTGCGCAGCCAACTGCTTGCGGCGCAGGCCGAAGCCAGTCCCGAAATCACCAGCCGCATCGCCCCCGATGCCGCGCGCCCTGTGGCCAGCAATCCGCTGATCGACGCCGCCAAGCAGATCGCAGCGCAATCCACCAAGAAGGAGATCTGAGATGCCCGCTCTCGCCGAACCTCTGAACCTGGGCGACCTGCTCAAGTACGAAGCCCCCAACCTTTACTCGCGCGACCGCGTCACGGTCGCTTCGGGCCAGAACCTGCCGCTGGGCACGGTGGTCGGCATCGTCACCGCAACGGCCAAGTTCAAACGGCTCGATCCGTCCGCAGAAGACGGCACGCAGGTCGCCGCTGGCGTGCTGCTGCAGGCCTGCGACGCCACCTTGATCGACCGTGACGACGGTCTCGTCGTCGCGCGCCACGCCATCGTCGCCCACCATGCGCTCGCGTGGCCCGACGCCATCACCACCGCCGAAAAACTCGCCGCCATCGCGCAACTGAAGGCGCTGGGCGTGCTCGTCCGTCAAGGAGCCTGATCATGAACAACCCCTTCAGCAATCCTGCGTTCTCGATGGCAGCGCTCACCGCCGCCATCAACATCCTGCCCAACCGCTATGGGCGACTGGAAGAACTGAACCTGATGCCGCCCAAGCCCGTGCGTCAGCGCCAGATCATCGTGGAGGAGATGAACGGCGTACTCAACCTGTTGCCCACCTTGCCACCGGGTTCGCCTGGAACGGTTGGCGTACGCGGCAAGCGCAAGCTGCGCTCCTTCGTGGTACCGCACATCCCACACGACGACGTGGTGCTGCCGGAAGAAGTGCAAGGTCTGCGTGCCTTCGGTTCGGAAACGGAAACCGAATCCATCGCCAACGTCGTCGCCCGTCACTTGGAGACCATGCGCAACAAGCACGCCATCACGCTGGAGCACCTGCGTATGGGAGCGCTCAAGGGTGTGATCCTCGACGCCGATGGGTCGGAGCTGGTGGATTTGTTCGATGCCTTCGAGATCGATCAGACCGTTGTCGAGTTTCCGTTTTCCAACGACAAAGGTGACGTCAAAGGCGCCTGCATCGCTACGGCAGCAGCGATCGAAGAAGCTCTCAGTGGTGAGTTCTCAACCGGAATCCACGTGCTGTGCTCGCAGGAGTTCTTTGCAGCGCTGATTGCCCACCCGACGGTAAAAACGGCCTATGCCAATTGGCAAAACGGTGCCATCTTGATCAACGATGTGCGCAAGGGCTTCACCTATGGCGGCATTACCTTCGAGGAGTACCGGGGGAAAGCTGTTGCGAGAATCGGCGAGAACGTTGTCGTGCGCCGTTTCATCGAGGCAGGCGAAGCCCACGCCTTCCCGAGCGGCACCATCGACACCTTCGGCACCTACTTTGCACCAGCCGACTTCAACGAGACGGTGAATACGCTCGGCCTGTCGCTGTACGCCAAGCAGGAGCCGCGCAAGTTTGACCGGGGCACCGACCTGCACACGCAGTCCAACCCGCTACCGATGTGCCATCGCCCTGGTGTCCTCGTGAAGCTGGTAGCTGCATGATGGGTCTCGTCGAGCAGGTTTATGCCGCCGCTTTGAGCGCTGGTCTTCTGCGTGATTGCCGGTGGCAGCCTGCCGATGGCTCGCCGTCGCAGACGCACCCGGTCGGCTTCACTGCGCCGGACGACACCGTGTTCGACGGACTGGGCTCGACCACCGACCACCAGATGTCGTACCCGGCCTCGGTCCTCAAAGGGCTGGCTCCGCGCGACACAGTCGAGATCGATGGCGTGATCTATCAGGTGCGTAGCACCCGGGCCGTGGGCGACGGCTCGGAGATGCGCGCACAGCTCACCCGGGTGTAGCGCCATGTCCGGCAACTCGATCCGCGAACAGATCCTGCTCGCGGTGATGGCGGCTGTCCGACCGCCGGTGGAATCGCTCGGTGCGACGCTACACCGCTCGCCCACGGTGGCCATCAGCAGGGAGCAATGCCCGGCACTGGTGGTGTTCCCCGAGTCCGAATCGATCACCGAGCGCGCCAACGACCGCGTCACGCGCGAGCTCACGGTGCGCCTGGTCGCACTGGCCCGCGCGGTACCTCCCGCAATTCCGGAAACCGAAGCCGACCGACTGATCACCGCCGCCCACGCCGCGCTGCTGGCCGACCGGAATCTGGGCGGCTTGTGCCTTGGCATCCGCGAGCAGGAATGCGAGTGGGACGTCGAGGACGCCGACGCGGTGGCCGTGGCGCTCCCGGCGCGTTACCGCATCACGTACCGGACGCTGGCCAATGACCTTTCAACCCTTGGATGACCCCTATGACCCAACTTGTCCTGATGCGCCCGCACACCCACGCGGGCAAGACGTATGGCGTCGGTGACCGGATCGAGATCGACGCGACATCAGCCGACTGGTTGATCGCGCACGACATCGCCACGCCGGAGCCGACCGCCCCAACCGATGAACCCATTCCCGAACCCAAACCCCTCCAACGCAAGGAATCCAAATCATGAGCACTTACGCCAGTTTTCAGGGCCGCGTCTTCCTCGGAAAGCGCGATCTCGAAGGCCTTCCCATCGAAGTGCGCTCGCCCGGCAACGTCGCCGAGCTCAAGCTCTCGCTCAAGACCGACGTGCTGGAGCATTACGAGAGCCAGACCGGCCAGCGCTCGCTCGACCACCGGATGGTCAAGCAAAAGTCGGCCACCGTGAATCTCACCATCGAGGAGTTCACCAAGGAAAACCTCGCGCTGGCCCTCTACGGCAACCACGTCACCGGCAGCACCGGCACGGTGACCGCCGAACCCATCGGCGGCGCGGCTCCGGTGGTCGGCGACCGCTACTTCCTCGCGCACCCCAAGGTCTCGGCGCTGGTGGTGACCGACTCGGCGGGCACGCCCGCGACGCTGACCGCAGGCACGCACTTCACAGCAGACACCGACTTCGGTGCCCTCCAGTTTCTGGATACCACCGGCTTCACCGCACCGTTCAAGGCCGCCTACAGCTACGGCGTCGCCACCGAGATCGGCATCTTCACGCAGGCGCTACCCGAGCGCTACCTGCGCCTGGAAGGCATCAACACCGCGCAGGGCAACGCCAAGGTGCTGGTCGAGCTGTACCGCGTGGCCTTCGATCCCTTGAAGGAAATCTCCTTCATTTCGGACGAGTACAACAAGTTCGAGCTGGAAGGCTCGCTCCTGGCCGACACCACCAAGCCTTATGACGCGGTGCTTGGCCAGTTCGGCCGCATCGTGCAACTGTGATGGGGACTGCCATGAGCGATCTGGAAACCCTCATCCCGCAAGCGGTGGAGCTGGTCATCGACGGGGAGCCGTTGGCTATCAAGCCACTCAAGGTCGGCCAGATGCCCGCCTTCCTGCGCGCGATCACGCCGGTGATGCAGCAGATCGGCGGCGATGGTATCGACTGGCTGGCCCTGTTCGGCGAGCGCGGCGACGACTTGCTGACGGCAGTGTCCATCGCCGTCGGCAAGCCCCGCGCGTGGGTCGACGCACTCGATGCTGACCAGGCCATCCTGCTGGCGGCAAAAGTGCTGGAGGTCAACGCCGATTTTTTTACCCGGACGGTGATGCCGCGACTGAACGGAGAAATGGGCGGTCTGATCGCGCGGACGAGTGCGGCGGCAGCCGCCGTCACGGCTGGTTCGACACCGTCCAGCACCTGATCGAGCGCGGCCACCGGTTGCCCGACATCCTCGACTACACCCTGGCGCAGGTGCGCGGCTTCGCTGCCGCCACCGCGCGGGTGGACGCCGCACGCGATGCGCGGCTGCTCTCGCTGATCGCCATCGGCGCGCGCGGCGATTCGCGTCACCTCGACCAGACCCTCGATAGGCTCCAAGACCGTGCGCATCTCGATCCGCATCGATAGCAAGGCTGCGCAGGCGCAGTTGCGCCGCTGGGGCGGCGAGTTTCGCGACAAGGTCAAGAAGGCGGTCGCGCGTGGCATCGCCAGTGAAGCCACCGAGCTCAAGGAGGACGTGCGCACCCACGTCGCGGGCCAGATGGCGGTGGTCAAGAAGTCCTTCGTCAAGGGCTTTACCGCCAAGGTGCTCGACAAGGACAAGAACCTGCTGCCCGCGCTCTACGTCGGCTCGCGCATCCCGTGGTCGGGCATCCACGAGCGTGGCGGCTCTATTTCCGGCCGGATGCTGATCCCGCTGCACGGGCGCGTGGGCCGCAAACGCTTCAAGGCGCAGATCGCCGAACTGATGCGCGGTGGCAATGCCTATTTCATCAAGAACGCCAAGGGGAACATCGTGCTGATGGCTGAGAACATCAAGGAACACGACCGGCCGTTGGGGGGCTTCAAGCGCCGCTACCGCAAGGCCGAGGGGATCAAGAAATTGAAGCGCGGGGCAGACATTCCTATTGCAGTGCTGGTGCCACGCGTGCAGCTCAAAAAACGCTTGAATGTCGAGCGCCTGGTCGCTGGACGTGTTCCGCGACTGGCAGCAGCCATCGAAAAACAGCTACGACGTGTGGATTGAGCAATGGCCAATCGCATCTCTGTCCTCGTTGCCCTCGAAGGCGCTGATGAGGGGCTCAAGCGCGCCGTTGATTCGGCGGAGAAGTCGCTGGGCGAACTCTCGGGCAGCGCTAAGACCGCCGGCCAGAAGGCATCTGCCGGAATGGCCGAGGTCAATGCGGGGGTCTCCGCTTTTGGCGAACAGATCAACCGTGCCAAGACACAACTGCTGGCCTTCCTGACCATCAACTGGGCCAGCGGCAAGGTGCAGGAGATCGTCCAGATCGCGGACGCCTGGAACATGATGTCCGCTCGCCTTAAGCTCGCCACCGCTGGCCAGCGCGAGTACGCCGTTGCCCAGAAGGAGCTTTTCGACATCGCCCAGCGTATTGGCATTCCGATCCAGGAAACCGCCACGCTGTACGGAAAGCTACAGCATGCGGTGCGGATGCTCGGCGGTGAGCAAAAGGACGCGCTCACCCTTACCGAGAGCATCTCGCAGGCACTGCGCATCTCGGGCGCTTCGGCCACCGAGGCGCAGTCGTCCCTGCTGCAGTTTGGCCAGGCCCTGGCATCCGGAGTGCTTCGCGGTGAGGAGTTCAATTCTGTCGTTGAGAACAGCCCCCGTCTGGCGCAAGCCTTGGCTGACGGACTGAATGTGCCGATCGGACGGCTGCGCAAGCTGGCTGAGGAGGGTCGGCTCACTGCCGACGTGGTGGTCAATGCGTTGATGGGCCAAAAGGACAAGCTGGCGGCTGAATACGCCCAATTGCCCGCCACCGTGAGCCAGGCGTTCACGCGCTTGTCCAATGCCTTCGGCCAGTGGATCAGTCGTCTGGACGAATCGACAGGCTTCACGAAGAAGCTTGCCGAGGCGCTGACCTGGCTATCGCAGAACCTGGAGTTGGTGATGCAGTGGCTGCAGCGCATCGCCGAGGTGGGTCTGGCCGTGCTCATCTACCGCCTGATCCCAGCCCTGATCACGGCCTGGCAGACGGCAGGTGCGGCTGCAGTGACAGCAGCCAGCGCCACATCAGCGGCCTGGGCAACGGCCAACCTGTCGGTGTCGGCGGCTGTGGCCAGCGTGGGCTTGCTCAAGACGGCGTTTGCCGTGCTGGGCGCTTTCCTCGTGGGTTGGGAAATCGGTACCTGGCTGTCCGAGAAATTCGAGATCGTCCGCAAGGCGGGCATCTTCATGGTGGAAATGCTGGTCAAGGGCGTGGAGCAACTTCAGTACCGCTGGGAAGCCTTCGCAGCCATCTTCACTTCGGACACTATTGCCCAGGCCACCCAGCGCCACCAGCAGCGCCTCGCCGAGATGAACCAGATCTTTGCGCAGATGTACGCCGACGCGGGCAAGGGGACGGAGGCTGCCAAGGGTGCGATGAATACGGCGGCCACCGCTGTCGAGGAAATCGCCAAGCGGCTCGAAGCCGTGCGCCAAGGCACTCAGGAAGCGGTCGGACGTGGCATCGAGGCGGTACATGCTGCGTTGGAGAAGCTCAAGTCCCGGCTGGGCGAGGTCGAACAGGCGGTCGGTAAGGCGCAGGCGCAGGTCAATGACGCCACCGCCAAGATGGCCGAAGCCTACAAAGGGCTTACCTCCATCGTGGAGGCCAACCTTCAGCAACAGATCCAGGCCGTCAAAGCCCGCTACGACCAAGAAAAATCTGCCCTCGAGCTCTCCAAGCAGTCCGAGGCGGCGCAAATCACCCAGTCCACCCAACTGCTCACCGAGGCGCTCACCCAGCAAACCACGCTGCGCCGTCAGGCGACGACCGAGACACTTGGCCTGATCGATCAGGAAACGCAGGCGCGCAAGGACGCCGCCGCCCGGCAAGGCCAGACCGAGGATGAGCGCCGTGCCAACGTGCAGCGTGTCGAGAACGACATCCTGGCCACCAAGCGCCAGACGCTGACCCAGGCGCTCTCTGAGTACCGCCAGCACATCGACGCCCTCAACGCCGAGGCCAACCGGCATCTGGCGGAAGTCCAGCGCATCGAGGAGGCCAAGCGACAGCTGTCCATGTCCACGGAGGAGCGCGTGCGCGACATTCGGCGCCAGGGCATGACGGAGTACGAGGCCACGCAGGACCGGAAACGCCAGATCGCGGAGTACCAGACCAAGGCCCGTGAGCAGCTGGCCAATGGTGAATTCGAGCAAGCGCGGCAGCTCGCGCAGAAAGCGATGGATTTGGCCGCACAGGTGGCCAGCAGCCAGACCAGCGAGGCCAAGCGCGGCGAGGATGCTCGCAAACAGTCAGAACAGGCGGTATCGCAGGTCACACAACTCGAAGCACAGTCGCGCCAGGCCTTTCGCAACCAGGAGTACGAGAAGGCCAATGCACTGATGCGTCAGGCCGATGAACTCCGTACCCAGTTGGCGCAAAAGACCCGGGAGGCCGACGCGCAGATTGCCCAGGGCAAAGATGGCGTCAACCAGGCTATCCAGCGCATCCGGGAGTCCGAGGAACTGCTCAACCAGACCCTGGATGCGGAGGCCAAAGCCCACCAGACGGCGGCCCAGTCGGCCTTGACGGCCCGAGACCAGATCCGCCAGACGCTGGAGCAGACGCAAACCCAGATCGACCAGATCACATCCAAGCTTCAAGAGGGTCTGAAACTCACGCTCGATGCCGACACCACGCGCTTCGACCAGGCCATCGCTGAGCTGGACAAGGCGCTGGCCGAGAAGGAATACCTGCTGCAAATCCAGGCCGATCTGCAGGAGGCGGAAAAGAAACTCAAGGAATACGAGCAGCTGCTCAAAGAAGGCAAGACGCTACCGGTCGATGCCGATGTATCCAAGGCCCGGGAGGCACTGGACAAGCTCAAGACCTACGCTGATCAGAACGCGCAGTTCGAGCTCAAGGTGGCAACAGAAAAAGCCCAAGCCGCGATTACCAACGTGGACGGAATGATCAAAGCCCTTGATCGCATCCAGACCGAGTCGCGCCACCAGGTCAGCACCAATGCCGATGCGGCCCGTTCAGAAATCATGAGCCTCAACGGTGCCAATACCAGCAGCACGCACACCATCTACGTCAAAAAGGTGGAGCAGAACGCTACCGGCGGCATGGTCGGCCGGGTGCTGAACTTCTCTGGTGGCGGTGCGGTAGCGCCTGCGTTCCCCCGGATGGCTGGTGGGAATGTGCCGGGCTCGGGTCACCACGACACTGTGCCACGTACCCTGGAGGCGGGCGCCTTTGTGCTTCGCAAGGCGGCGGTGCGTAAGTACGGCGCGGGCAATTTGGCGCGCCTGGCGCAAGTTTCCAATTCCGTCGCTCGTTTTGCACGCGGCGGCGTGGTCGGCCCGCAACCACCCAAGCGCAATCGCGAGGTGGTTGAAACCGAGAAGATGATCGAACTGGGCATCAAGGCACTCGGACAGATCAACTACAGCGGAAGCCTGGACGCCAAGGACAAGACCTTTGCCTACTGGATGCCGATGGCACGTACCGATCGGCGGGATCTGGAGAAACTGGTCGACCGTAAGACCCTGACCGCCAACGAAAAAGCCCAACTGGAGGGCATCCGCCAGCGTTGGCGCTACGCCATGTCTACGGTCATCATGTACGGCAAGGACTTCGAACGCGACCTGATCGACTATATGGAGTCTCTAGACGGTCAGTTCTTTGCCCGTGGGGGTTTAGCCAAGTCCGACACCGTCCCTGCGATGCTCACCCCGGGCGAGTTCGTCGTGAACCGGCAGGCCGTCGCCCGTTACGGCGCGGGCTTCTTCGAAGCCATCAACAACCTGAGCGCTCCGGCGCAGGCACTGGCCGGGCGTGCGCTGGCGGGCATCCAGGGCTTTGCCTCGGGCGGTCTGGTGCAGCCCGCAAGCCGCAGCCTGCCACGTCCCTCGTTGCCCGAAGGTACGCCCACCCGCACCGTGCGCGTGGAACTGTCTGCGGGACAGCAGAAGGTCAACGCCACGGTGGATGCGCGCGATGAAGCGCGCCTCTTGCAACTGCTCGACGCCGCCCGCGCCCGCACTGTCTGAGATTCCCTGATGCAACTGAAAAACCTCGCCACCGGGGTGGCTTTGCCATTGCCCGACGACTTGCTGTGGGCGGACGAACACGCGTGGTCGCCTGCGGTGGCCAGCACTTCCTACCTGATTACCGGAGCGTTGCTGATTCAGTCAGCGAGGCGGCAGGCAGGTCGGCCGATCACCTTGGTGGGCGCGCCCGACATGGCGTGGGTGACGCGCGCCGCCGTGGAGCAACTGCGCGCGTGGGCTGCGCTGGCGGTGAGTGAAGCCACGGGCCGCTTCGAACTGAGTTTCACCGATGGCCGGGTCTTCACGGTTGCGTTCCGTCACCAGGACGCCGCCATTGAGGCCGAGCCGGTGATGGGTTTCCCGGCGCGCGCGAGCACCGATTTCTACCGACTGACCCTTCGATTCCTGGAGATTGCCTGATGCCCATCCAATCCGGCGACGTGAAACTGCTGAAGTCCGCCGTGATGGCGGACGTGCCCGAAGGCGGCGGTGCGCCCACGGGCCTCGTGATTGCCGATGGCGTATCGAACGCCATCTTCCCCGACATCTCCGAGCTGGATCGCGCCGGAGGCCGTGTCAACCTGCGCAAGAGCTTCGTGCAAGTGGCCACGGATGACACCGACACCTACTTCGGGGCCAACGTCATCGTGGCTGAGCCGCCGCAGGACGAGCGCGTCAGCGTCACGCTGTTATCCACCCGCAAGACCTTCGACACCCGTGAGCAGGCGCAGACCCGCATCGAGGCCTACCTCAACAAAGGGCCGGAGTGGGCGGGCTACCTGTTCGAGAACCACATTGCTGGCCAGCGG